TAATGGCTCACTACGATGCTGCGGACTTGGAAAGACAAATTGAAATGACCCATGTTATCACCGGAAAGAGGCGAGCCGACCGAAACCGGGTATACAACGCCCTCAGGGAGATGGGATATCTGGAGATTCTCGACGTACAATACGAACTAAACATATTAGATATGGAATAACCTCACAAAAATGTGGGGTTATTTTTTTTTACAACAATATTTGCTTATATTAGTTCATGCATTTACAAAAGATATTGCTCGGAATATTATTCGGGTTATTGGGACAGATTGGTACCTTCATGCAGTTGCAGGGGTCGTATAAGTATGGTTGGTATGAGAAGTACTATTGGTGGGTTATCTTAGCGAGCGTTCCGCTTGGCTGGTTATATATAAAGTCGGTTAACTATTTCATTGAGGCGTTTGATGGTCAGATCTGGCCGTCCAGGTTGATTGGATTTGGCGTGGGAGTAATTGTATTCACCTTGATGTCCATATACCTGTTCAAAGAGCCCTTAAACATAAAGAATGGCATTTGCCTGGGTCTTGGATTCACAATCGTATTAATTCAACTATTTTATAAATGAGAAGGTTTAAAAAGATAGTAAAAGAATGGAATGAAGCCACAAATGCTGAGATTATCGAAGGAATCAGGGATAATTTCATCTTTGGCTTCCTAGGAGCCACCATTGTGGTGTTTATATCCACCAGAACCGACATAATGGTTCTCGCGGGGTATATCTCCTACTACTACTTCATGGGTAGAATCGTCAACCGACCGAAATATGTAACTTCGCTGGGTAAATTAATAGTATTCCCAATACCTTCAGCACTAGGAGCATTCGCAGGATATAAATTAGCATATATAATTCAAAATTTAATGACATGACAAAGCACTATTTAAACTTCTCTATTAAAGATATCAAAGGAGAAGTATGGAAAGATGTAATTGGGTACGAAGAACAATACTTAGTATCAAACAAAGGTAGAATAAAATCCAAGAGGTGTATTAGGATAATGAAGTTCGAATCCTTTGATGGTTATGTAAGGTTAAGAACATTTAAGAAAGGAATAAAAAAGAACCTAAGGATACATAGAGCAGTGGCAATGGCGTTTATTCCAAACCCAAATAACCATGAACAAATAAATCATATCAATGGGATAAAGGATGATAACCGTGTAGAGAATCTAGAATGGTGTCGACCTCTAGATAATAGAAAACACGCCTCTGAAGTTCTCGGCTTCAAAAATGGAGATATAATGGTTGCACACCTCGACCGGAACGGAACTATACTAGGAGCATATAACACCTTAAATAAAGCCGCCGGACAGTCAGGCGCATCAAAGGCCACCATTCGCCGATCCTTATATAAAAAACTTCCGACCAGATACGGACATTCTTGGAAAAAAATGGTACTTTTGTAAAAAATAATGTTTTAAATCATGGTTCATCCTAGGGAATTGATTGCTGATATATTTGGAATAGATGATTCACTCTTTGAAGTTGGTGATAGATTAGAATATGAGGAAAATGCGTGGCGTAGATATATGTTTAACAAACCAATGGATGAAATAGGTGTTTATGTTCTTTATAAAGGCGACAAGATAGTTTATATTGGCTTTAGTAAACAACTTCATATAAGAATTCGAAGTCATTGTTATAATAAAAAAATACAATGGGATATTTTTGAAAAGTACCTAATAGGTTGTGCTCTAATGTCTAGATTCATAGAGGAAAACCTTATTATATACTATAAACCCACATATAATAACATTAGCAGACCTAATCATTTTATACATTAATTTCCGACCAGATACGGACACTCTTGGAGAAAAATTATACTAACATAATATATGGAAAAGAAACTAGGTAAAATACAATCAGTTAGATTTGGCCACGGAGGTTATCAGGATGCATGCATTGGTATATCCGTTACACTTGGTGATAGTTCTTGGAGTGTAGGTGATTTTAAAGGTACATGGGACCCTGAGATGGTTACCCGTAGCGAATATACCAAATGGACAGAAAAAGATAGAACAATAGGATTCGACGAGACCATGAGATTCGTTTCCAAACTTCTTAAAGAAGCGAAAGTTAATAGGGTGGAAAACCTAAAAGACATTCCAGTCGAAGTCACCCTTGATGGTATGCTCCTGAAAGAATGGAGAATACTAACCGAAGTGTTATAGCCATATTTATCAGAATGAAAGTAGAAGCATTATTCATTTCCGATGTTCACCTCGGGTCCAAAGGTTCCAACGCCGAAGGCGTTCTGGCGCTATTAAAGCAGTATGAACCGCAAACTTTATTCCTTGTTGGGGATATAATCGACGGCTGGCTCTTAAAAAGAAAGTTCCGTTGGCCACAATCTCACACCAATGTCATCAGGAAAATACTGTCCTATTCCAAAAATAACACTAAGGTAATATATATCCCGGGGAATCATGACGAATTCTTAAGGGAATATGGTGAATTCAGTTTTGGTAATCTGGAGGTGCATAATGAGTATATCTGGAACAATACATTCATTACCCACGGAGATTTATATGATGGCGTAGTTAAACTAAAGTGGTTAGGTATACTAGGTTCCGTCGGATATGATTTCGCCATAACCATCGACCGTACACTAAAATCGCTGGGGATGAAACGCTCTCTATCTAAATTCCTAAAGAGCAAGGTTAAAGAAGCCGTTAAATTCATTACCTCCTTTGAATATGAACTAATCCGCCAAGCAAAGAAACATAATTGCGATACCGTTATATGCGGTCATATACACCATCCAGACGATAGAATGGTCGATGGAGTAAGATACCTAAATTCCGGGGATTGGATTGAAAATAACTCCTATATCACTTATAACAATGGAAAATACCAAGTACATGAATATAAAGGATAAACTCACTATAGTGATTCCTTGTAAGAATGAAGAAAAATACATAGGGAGAACTATACTATCCATAGTAGAACAATATGGTATAAATGGTACAAAAGTAATCATAGCAGACGCTAACTCTACTGATAATACTAGGAATATACTATACGAACTAAAATATACCTATAAGGATATTATCAACATAGAAATAATAAATGGAGGTAAAGTCGCTTATGGTAGAAATAAAGGTTCTGATCTTGTAACTACCAAATACACACTATTCCTAGATGCTGATGTAGTTCTCCTGAATAGAGATATAATAAACAATAGCATATATAGAATGCAACATGAACACCTTCATCTTCTAACCTGTAAAATAAAGTCCATAGGTAAGGACATTAGAACCTCACTCGTATTCCATATCTTCAACCCCCTAAACAAAATCATCTCCACTAAAACCCCCTTCGCAATAGGGACTTTCTTCTTGACCAGAACTGATGAATTCAGAAAAAGAAATAAATTCGACGAGACACTTCAACACTCAGAAGATTACGCCCTGTCAAAAACCTACAACCCCGCCAACTTTAGAATATCAAAATACTATGTAGGTCAAGACGATAGAAGATTCAAAAAAATGGGATACCTAGGTATGCTTAAACTAGTAATCCTAAACTATATCCATAGAGATAATCCAGACCATTATAGAAAAGACGTTAACTACTGGGACTAAATTCCTAGTATACTCCAGGTCTTAGCGAGGTCGACCGAAAGGTCGAGCGAGCATATTACTATGACATATCGACCGGATAAATTTTACCCCTATTTTTATTGCGTTTTTAGTACTAATATCCATACCTTTTTATCGTACTCATATTTTATGTATGATTGTATGACAAAATGGCTATATTTCCATATATCTGTATTACAAAATGGAAAAGTGGGAAAAAATGTTAATAAGTGGGAAGCTCTGGGGATTGACCCTTGCGTGACTCACGACCCACTTTCTAAAAATTTCCAGAAATGAGTACACTCGCTCGACCTTTCGGTCGACCTCGTTGGCGGCCCGAGTCATACAAATTTTTTCTGAAAGGCGCAAATTAAGTTATCCACATCTATACGGGTCATACAACCGGGTCAAGCGAGGACCGTCAGGTCCGAGCGTAATAGCCGGTCGACAGGTAGTACATTAATTGCTCGCCCTGAGGGGCTCGCTTCCGCCCGGCGTCATACGGCTGGGTTTTATGATGCGGATCTTATGAAGCGTTCTTCTTTCGACCGGAAACAAAAAACCCGGTCATACAACCGGGTCAAGCGAGGGACTCGAAGAGTCCCGAGCGAATAAGGTAATACGACCGGATTAATTTATATCTATGTTGTAGG